CCAACTGTTAGCAAAAATTTCTTTATACGATGCATCATTAATTGGATTTTCGATAATTTCACCAATATTTCTTACATTAAGATTATCCCCAACGCTAATTGGAGAATTTGATGAAATTTCTTCGTATTTGGATAGAACTCCAGTGAGTCTTAGAATTACCTTTTTGGTCTGATCACCATTCTCATATCCATAATAGGTCTCATCTGAATGAATTAGTGATGCAGATTCAATGACTGAAGTAACTCCAGTACAGTTTAAAAATTGATTAACTGTTTTATCTGTATAGTTAATGATATTATCACCACTATAAACTGTACCAGATTTAGGAAATCCTATGGTTGAATCGACTGTAATAACTGAACTTCCAACACTTACTGATGTAATATTCTGAGTACTTCCAGTAATATTAAATGTTCCTGTGATAGTTGGAAATGAATCATCATATCCTAAGAACAGTAAAAGTTTATAATAAGTTTTATTTTTTCTTTGAATTACCTCAATTTCTGAAATAGATGCTGTGGTCTTAGAATCGTCATTCTTGTAGAGTGTTTGACCAGTTAATTGAAGCGGATCTCCAGATATTACATCTGCTACGGCAACTAATCGTCTAGAGTACTCAGATGCAGAAGGTTTAATTGTATAATCTTCTAAATTGATAATCTTTGGAGTTTCACCAAAAAGAACATTAAATAGAATTCTAAATGATTCCTCAGTACCTTTGGTTTCGTATAGAGTTCTTGCTTCCTTAATAAAATTACCAATATTTAAATTTGAATCTAATTTAAGTTTTTCAAGTCCTGGAGTCAGAGCAAATTTAATCTTTTTATAAAACTCAGTTAGAAATAAAGAACTTAAATTTTGAACAGTAGATGATTGATTATGTGAAGCACTTTCAGAAGTTTTAAATACTAGTTCTTCATAATTTAATTCTTCGTGATAATTAGTGATTCCAGAAAATCCTCTTATACAACCAGTAAATGTATTTGTTGTAATTCCAGTATAAGTAATAATTTCATCATCAATCTTCAATAATCCATAGGTTTTTGGAAATCCTTTTGTTGAACTTACCTGAATTACAGTATCAGTTGAAGAAATTCCTACAGAGAGATCTGTAGATCCAACAACGACCTCAGGAGTTAAATTATCTAACTTTAAATACTGATCTAAATTCTCAGCAAGATCTGTCACACCTCCCTGATATTCTTGAGAGATGTAATATTGTTTTAGAAACTCTGTAAATTTTGGATTTTCTTCCAAAATAAATTCTGGAAGTTGACTATCAATAACTTGCTGAACTTTTAATCTTGATTCAAACTCCTGCTTTAGCATATTATGACCTCGTTAGTGCTCCGTTCGAATAACTTGAACTATAATAATCTTTGGTTTGGAATACAACTCCAGATATATCATCTCCAGATGCAATAACATCTTTAATCATATTTATTTTGCTTTTTGAAACATCAAATGAAAGATATAGATCTTTTAATCCAATAATATCATTGGATTCTGGAAATGCTTGAATTTCAATGATATTATCACTCAGAACAGTTGATGTAATAATTAATGGATTTAATAGAATTTCACCATTTGTATAATTTACAGTACCTGCAGATTGAATTACAATTGGAGTTTTGGTTGAATCTACTGTGGATTGAGTATTTTTTACAATTGCAATTGTTCCAGTCTCAGCAATAGTTCCGTCAGAATTTTTATTTGGAATATCGGTAAAATACACAGTATCTGATACACCAAAAATATTAAATCCAGTCGATTTGATGTTTTTACCTTCACTGTTTACATGAAACTTATTTCCATAACAAATTTCATATTGTGTTTGAGTATTGATCTGTGCTTTTAGATCTCTGCGAATTATCACCTTGGTAATATTAGATGTGATCGCAGTGTCAGTTCCGTCAATAACCTGAAGTACTTTACTATATTTAAATCTCCCACCAAATGAATTCAGATTTGTGGATTGAGAGTAAGACGTTAATGATTTTATAACTTGAGTTTTTAAATTTTCAACACTTTCAACTTGAGAAAAATTGTAATAAATTGAAGAATCAATTTCTACATGAAGTATCTTAAGATCTATAATTTCAGGTTTAATTCCAGATACAGAATACTTTTGTAATTTATTTTGAATTTCTCTTTTATTAAAATCTGAGACGTAAGTACCATTTTTAGGTTTAATGCTAATTAAAACTTTTCCATATTGAGGTGGATCTAATTCTTCTCCACCTACTACAGAAACAGATTCGGTTTCAGGATAAATTTTAGATTTAATAATCGTCTCATAGTCATTTGAATTTACTGCACGATACTGTGAAGAATAAAGTCTAGGTGCAAAGTTCTTAATGGAATTAATGTCTTCAATGTCTGATCCATTTTGAGAACTTTGAATTGTTGAGATGATAATTGATTCACAAACTTCAATTGAATCGGATTCGTTTTTAAAGGATCCAGAAAAATCAAATACACTAGCACCATTACCTTCTCTGCCATCTGTGACAATGTAGGTAACAGTAATGATCGAATTATTTTCTAATTTTTTACCGAAGATTCCATCACCAAATAGTAGTTCATATTTTTCATCTTTAATTTCTTGAATCAAATAAATCTCTGATTTAGATGAAATTTCAAAAATATTATCGACTAGTTTATAAGGTTTTCCAAGTCCAGAATCACTTGGACCTTTGACATAAACTCGAATTGTAGATGTATCAATATATGAATTATTCAGTATAAATTTTTGATTTAATGAGATATCAACCGTAAACTGCTTTTTGAGAAAAGTACCTTGTTTTATCGTAAGATTCTCAAAGGTTGCAACTCCATTTTTAACGGATGCCGTCACATTATCAGGAATTGAAAACACAAAGGATGATTCACTTGCTGATCCAGTACAAACTAATCCAGATTGTAGAGTCAGTATGGATGTAGAAGATTTTGGAGTCGCAGTAAAAGATACGATTGCACTCGCCGCAGTTCTGGATTTTGGAACATATCCAATACTTCTTGCTAGTGCAATCACATTTTCTCTTAATGTTGCAGAATCCAAAAAGGACTCATTCGCAATCATGTTAGAGTTGAATGCAGTAATATAGGTATTATACGCTAAGGTATCAATTAAAATCGAAAAGTTTGATCCCTCAAAGTCAAAATCCGTGAAATTTGAGTTTGCTCTTAGATAATCTTTGATGGAGACTCTGATTTGATCAAAATCTAAATTTGTAAACTTAGTGAAAGGCATTTTATCTAGTTGCCTCTAATATAAAGGAGTACTGTTGAACTGGAATATCTTGACCGATAATTCTAAAAGTTAAAATAATCTCAAATTCATTTGTATCGGGTTTTGGATTTACCTGAACGATTAAATTATCTACTCTTGGTTCATAATTTGAAATCACTTCAACAACTTGTTGTTGAATTACAGATGCAGTTGCATAATCAACAAAGTCAAAAAGACTTTTTCGAACATTTGATCCTAATGTTGAATTAAAAAATCTCTCAGTAACAATGGTTTCGACTAAATTACGAATTGATCGAATAATTGCTCTTGCATCTGTAATGACTGGAAGATCCTTTGTCACTGGATGTGGTTCAAAAGATAAACTAATATCTTTAAATGATCTCGATATTCGAGTGACGGACATTCTCTCACAAATAATTTCTTACTTATTTATCATCACTTCCATGAAGTTCCATAAGATGGTTCAGTTCCATATTCCCAATCATCATAATCTTCATCATTTCGAATCTTTTCATGAAGTTCCAATTGTTTAGATAAATCATGTCTCGGTGCAGAATCATGTATAACCTCTTGAATCACTCGATTTGATTGAACCGGAATATAATCCGTAATCAATCGAGTTGTCCCCCACATTTCTTTCATATATGATGAATTTCGGTCAACTGGTAAATTAGACATACGTTTCTTCCTGTTTTAATGAACTAAAACAGAACTTTTATAAAGGAGGTTTCTATCTCCTTATGAATTATTTAACGATCTAATTCTCGAATCTTATAATTATCGGAATTTAAGTACTTCAAAAGTTCCAATGCAATTAATTTAGGATTTCCTTCACCACAAGTGTAAAAATCTGCCGAAATACAACCATTTTCAGGCCATGTATGACATGAAACATGACTTTCTGATAGTGCAATGACAATCGTACATCCCTGAGGTAGAAAACAATGAGAAAATATATTTAAAATTGTCATCTTTGCACGCTGAATTCCAGAAATCATCACATCCTGAAGTGCTGTCGAATCATTAATTAAGTCAAATTTCACATCATACACCTCAAGTAAGATGTGCTTTCCCATTGAATTCTGATTCATTTCGACGTTTTCCTTAAAGTCATATTTATTTTAACCATTTCATAGTCATCTTCGAGTATTTTTCGTAAATATTCATCATCCCAGGCATCATAATACGTCGTTTTTGACAAAATTTCACGCATTTTTGTCAAAAATTTCGCATTTTGATACAAAATTAGATTATAAAGACCATTATTCGTCTGAATTCCACCTATAAAACTAGTCTCATCTCTAAAATCATCAAAAAATTTATATTTTGGATACTTCTGATTCAATTCTTCAATTTTTTGTCTGGCAAAATTCAAATTTACATCATTTTCAATGATAAAAATCACGACACCAAACTCTTCATCAAGAGGTTTAATGTCGTGAATTGAACATTCTACGATTTTATATGTATTTGTCTTCGCAAAAGGACAAATTGAGAATCCTTTGAGATCTGGATGTGATTGTTGAATCTGTTGTATCCAATTCTCCAGATTCTCATTCATCCTTTACCCTGCCCTCGATACTTCTTTCGAGCATTATTTCGAGATGTTGCAGCATATTTCGTATTTGCACCATCACCCTGACGAGTATTCTTAGGGCGAGATTCAATGACTTGCTTTCCGTTTGATGCTTTTTTAATTGCCATGATTTAATTCTCCAATAAAAATTTCAGTTTTAAGATTTTCAGGACTTGGTTCACCTGTCTCATAATACTGATTCGACAGGTCCATCATTTTATCAAAGTACTCACTCTCTGTCAAGTTGGAGTGAAGTACTTTCTCATTATAAAGAATGTTGTATCTTTCCATTCTTTTATTTTATATTCGATTACAGAACACGGGTTTTTTCATGACCTACTCGAATTCGAGGATCACACCAGATCTCAAATCCTGCTTCCTTTGCATCCAAACAGAATGATACATCCTCTCCACACATATCCTGAACCTCTCCAGATTCGAATACCTGCATCTTAGGAGCAAACCATGGATACTTCATTTCAGAATGTTCAAATACTCCATGCTTAATCAACACCCATCCAAATCCAGTATAATCAACTGTGAAGGGTTTCCGACGCTTCGAAATACTCTCTACAGTCTCATGATTCATCACTCCACCATTTCCACGGAAGTCATTTTCATCTAACCAATGGGCAACTGAAGTCGTGTGACCATCTTCTGTTGCATACCATCCAGAAGCAATGTCTTTGTCCATCAAAATCAATTGCCAGAACTTTTCTGTATTGAATACAATATCAGAATCAATCCAAAGTTGCCAATCATATTTTAGTTTACCATCCCAAGGAATCTGATCTGGACCACGAAGTACATTTGCACCCAAACACTTACATCTGGCGAAATTCACCATGGATGAATAGTCTTGTGAAATCTGAATACTTGCTCCTGATTGAACAAGATCAAAACAGAGTTGTACGAAATTTTTGAGATATGTATATGAGACTCCTCTTCCCGGTAGACAAAAGACAATCGATTTGCCTTTTACCATTTCTCTTGCAAGATTATAATCCCACTCTTGTGTTGTTTGTGAGGTAACTGGTACCTTTGCTTTTACATGAAATCCTTTTGCCATAAATTGATTAATCTACATTCATATCATACATCATTATCTATAAGATGTCAATTCACCTCTGATAAAATGATTTCAGATCCATCCAATACAAACTTGATCTTCGTATCTTCATACCATTCAAGTTGATTCATAATTTGCTCTGGAATTGTAATGTAATATTCTCCACTAATTGGATCGATCTCTATGGTCTCAATAATATTTTCGGAATTTTTTTTCATTTGGTGTCTATGATGTTTCGATTTTTATATATGTGGTTTATCATTCAACAATGAAACCATGTGAAAAATTTTTTGAGTCTTATATTTAAAGTTTCTAGTGAAATTTTTTTATTTTGAGTCTTATGTTTAGAGTTTCTAGTGAAATTTTTTGGGGGTAAATTTTTTTATTTTGAGTCTTATATTTAGAGTTTCTAGTGAAATTTTTTTATTTTGAGTCTTATATTTATTGCTCGATCTGGGTCGGATATAGATTAAGGGATCCATTGCTTTTTGGATCACCCTAACCGGGGCGCCGGTAACTGTCAAATACGAACGAACGATTGAGGCGGCAGAGTATAAACAACTGCCGCCCACGAACTTATAACTTAAGCGCCTAATTCCCCGAGTCGGAGTGCTATCTTATGGCACGCAATCCGTCGCCCGTTCAGTGTGAACGTATGGCGACGATTGCCGTTCTTTGTAACTTTAACCGTGCATCCTAACACTATGTCGTGGGGAGGATTGCCCTCACCAGCATAACCCTGGCAGTGGTATTCTGCCTGTCCGATCATACCGTCGCCGTGCAATCCTCCACGGTTGATAGAGTCGATTGCGAACTGTTCAACGTCATGGATACGCTGAAAGTTGGTCTCAAAAGTAGAAAGCATGGCAAAGTGTAGGGTGGAAAGTGTAATTAACCGATGACAAAAGTGCAGTCAGGGTGATGCGATTCTGACCAGAATACGGCGGTCTGACCTACACTTTGCAGGTGAGAATTGAGGCGCTCGACTTCATTCTCCGCTTGTGATTCTGTCAGGTGAGAGTAATGGACTCTCACAACATTCTCGACTCTAGAGTAGATTGCAAAGGTCATTGTCTTGGTAAGTGAAAAGAATTGGGGCAGAATTGACTGCCCCTAGTTGTAACTTAGATCAGGCGAATACCTCTTTAATTATGTAACTTGGACCGCCTAAGTTAAAAGTGCCGATCTGTATTCTCCGCCCTGAAAGGGCAGCACTTAATTCTAACGCGGCATCTTGCGCATCATCTAAAGTCTCAAACCATTCTGAATCTGAATGGTGACCTTCAACGGTGTTAATCCAGTACCGCATTGTGAAAAAGTGTAGGGTGAAAGGTGAAAGAATAGGGGTGAGATTGTCACCCCTAAGTGTAAATCAGCGATCGGACTTGCGAACCGTGATAAACGGATCGCCCACCGATTCCTCACACTTACCCTGAGCGATTCCCTGCTCTTTTAGTAGTGTGATCTGAGCATTTAGCGCACGATCAACAACTTTAACCGTGCGACGCCCTTTGTTAAGTGTAACCGAACCCCAGCAAGTTTTAACCGTTTGAGGTGTTTCAATGATCGCAACTAATTTTTCTTTGATAGAATCAACGCGCTTTTTAGCAGCGTCTGCCTGTTTTATCGCTTCCAACAATTCAGGGAGCATTGTCTCAACTTGACCGGAAATAAGTTGTTCCATGGGTCTGAGGTGCGGATCGGTTTAAAGGTCGTTTCCGATCCGTTGAAACAACAATACCACGGGCAGAGCGCACCTAGCAACGGGGGATTGTGCCGGTTTCAGAATTGGCACAAGGGGTCGGTTTGTATAAAGAATTAAGAATTAAAAAGAATTGCAAAGTATAAAAAATTACTGTCCATTGAGAAGTTCATTGTGATTAGAATTAACCACACCACTGACTATAAGAATCACAATGAACTTCTGAATGGAGAGTATTAGAATAAAGAACTGATTAGGATTATAATGTATAAAGAATAGAAAACCAATTCAAGATTCATTCTCTATTCTTTATACATTAAGTTTCAGTCTTTCTTTATACCATCTCAGCAGGACTACCACAAGATTGATAGAATTGGATCATTCTTTTTGCCTCTTCAATTGTATTAAAAGACTGAAATTTCCATTCTTGTTTGTAAGGAAGAAAGAAGCGAATCGTGAACATTTCAGATAATGATCGAGATTGTTTGCGTGTGATCTAGTCTAGATTCTTGTGTGTGATCTAGTCTAGATTCTTGTGTGTGATCTAGTCTAGATTCTTGTGTGTGATCTAGTCTAGATTCTTGTGTGTGATCTAGTCTAGATTCTTGTGGAAACATGCGATCTAGTAGATCATCAGTAACCTCTAAGAATCCAACGGAATCTAGAAGAGTTTGCTCTGATTCAGTGAGAAAGAACATAAGAAAAAGGGGAGGAGATTTAACCTCCCCGATTGTAAGAATCAGCGGAGAATCATACCCTCCGAGAATGGTACGATCTCACCGTTGGTTTCAACAAACCACTGAAAGTCTTTTTGAAAGATTCCATCATTGTTTCCATGCTCACGCAGAATAGCGTTTAATCTGCTTTTTGTTGTATTGGTCCTGTATCCGCAGGTATAAAGTTCGATGAAATCCTCACCAATCGTGGCAATGTGATTGCCATGGAGATAAACATAAGAAGCGTCACGTTCTGGAGAATAGACAACCTCCGTATTGTCTTGATTCCAGTCGATTCCATCGGTGATGGCGCGATTCATGGCGGTTTCAATCTTACGCATGATGCCTCAGGGTGTGGATGGTGCGGGTCCGTCCCGCTTGAAAGAATCTTAGATCATGGTGGGGACCGTTAAGGGGCCCCCGTTACAATTGTTAATCAGCGGCGGTTCTGGTGGCGACGGTACAGTTCAGTGCCATAGGTTGCCGCCTGATCGCTGTAGAACCCCTCTACCATGCCGTCTACGCCCCGCCAGAGTGCCTCAACCTTACGGCAGTCTGCTGCAGCGTAGATCAGTTCAGCATCGGTCATGACTGCGGCAGACTGCTCCCATCGGGTGAAATCTGCGGCGGTGGCGTGACGGCGGATCATGGGGTGGTTGCGACTGAAAGAATCTTAGATCATGGTGGGGACCGCTGGGGATCCCCTGTAACAATCATTAACAATCAACCATAGAGAGCATTAAACGCCCATGCCCTATACTCTCCAAGATCAACCCTTTGACCAATCATGCAATCATAAGTTGCAGAGAAACTATCAAGAACTCCCATAAGTTTGGCACACGTTCTTGCGTGCCAGAAACTTACGGTTCCGTTCTCAGGATCAACGTAACTATTCAGAACAGACAGGTAATCGAATGGCGTGATCATGGTGGGGGTGCGACTGAGAGAATCCTACAGCATGGTGGGGACCGCTGGGGATCCCCTGTAACATTTGTTAATCAGCGCAACGCAGCGGTTTAGCATCGCTGCGATACTTCTCAGCATAATGTCCTGAGATTTGCACCGCAGTTAGAGTCTGATTCTGTGGAACACCATTCTTAAACACTGCCCACTGAATCTGACGGGTTTCAGTGTCACAAACAGGGCGGAAGGTTCGGAACATGATTTAGGTGTGAACTGCGATCACAATACAGGCAGATTCGGGGCAGTGTCCACCGATCGTGGACAGTTAGCAAACTGGCACACTGGCAGGATCACAAGAGTCTTAGGGGTCTGTAGAATCAAAGGACAATCAGCACCAACGGCAGTAGGGTAACTGCCTGATCAATACATCGTCACCGAACCTGCAATAAAATAATACACTACAAACTATAAAAAAGGTGGAATAAATCCACCTTGATTGTTATACTTTATCCACCATAATCTTCATCAGTTCCCCATCCTGCTGATGCTAATGCTTCACCATCATCACTATAATCATCAATGAAACATTGTTGTTCGAGATCATCATCAAAGAATGTTTCTTCGATTTGATTGTTGTCGAGGAAAGGATTCATGATTTGATCGAGATTTAGTCTCGAATGATGTTCGAGATTTGATAGATTACATCTGAAGCAACATTGCGAACTGGTTTGATGTAATCCCACGAGATGTATAGTATCGTCGAGATCAACAAAATGCGAATCATCATGGTATGATACAGTTGAGGTGATCGAGATTTGGTAAAAAAATTGATCATTTCAGACCGCAGAGTGAAGGGTTTTGATTGCAAAGAATCTCAGCGCGATTCTCTTGATCTTGATTCACTGTTGCTTGTGCATTCAGAACATGAAGACCAGACCAAACAGCAAAGAGACAAAAGAAGAAAGGAAAGAGTTTCATGGTGAAGAGATGAGACCTTAAGAATCAATCGTTATCCTTCAAGTATGCTTCAATTTGGTTCATTGCCTCATCAGTGGACCAACCATCGTTATACTTATCAATGATCATTTCAAGCATTTCACCATGATCCCAACCTTGATTCTCATTGAAATGTTCAATCTCATTCCAATACGATACAAAATCAGAATCATCCCAGCAGTTGGTAGAATCAACTGGATTGTCGATGTATGCCATG